TTGATTTGATATAGCATAACATCGAATTAAAGCACTAGTGTAGGAGTGAGCAGCTTCAAATGTTTTCATATGAAGATGTGACCCCATCGTCGTAAGTAACTTCAATGGATGTTGGATAAATTTCCAAACTAATTGTCCATCAAGTGTAAATAAAGGTAAGAGTTTAGCCTGACAAAATGTGATGTCCTCCATTTTGTTGGTAACTGAATCAATTTTCAATTTATGACCTACATCAGCAAAAACTTTTTGTATTATTGGAAGTTTATGTAAGTCATTAGGATGTAATAGTAATATAGCGTCATCACCATTACTCATGGTATCACTTCTCCAAGTATTGGCTATTTTTGAAGCTGTGAAAATGTTTATTATCATTATAAGAGTTGTTATGAGTGCGGTCCACATGTCTCCACTGTGAACACCACCCAACCTTGTGAAACTATAAAATTTATTTCCTCCTTTAGAACGTGCTAGCTGCTTTAACAACATTCTGAAATATATTTTGTAGTTTGGGTAACAATTTGACATTAATAAGATTGCCTGCATTAATTTGTAAAAAGAAACGTGAGCGTCGTGTGCAGAGCAATCTAAAGATATATAATAAGGCTGTACTCCCCAGACAGCGATAAATTTGTTAGTTTTATCTATTAAAAGTTTTGCAGAGTCTAAACTGTTCATTCCTTTTGTTGACAATCTACCATGTGCATGTGGCATCATAGTTTTTAAGTAAGGATTGTCATCAAATGTCATGTGAAACAGAAAGTGTTCAATTTGTGTGAAAAATTGCATAAAGATAATTCCGCTATGTGGTGGTCTGCCTAATATGGGTCTAGGTGTTTTCAACTTAAAATCATTTTGACCTAAATAAGGTTGTCTGATTATATTTTCACATTTGCCATTAACTTTAACTCTGAAAGATTTCTTTTCTATAAAGTCTACTAAATTGGGTTCTAATACTATTGATTCATTCACTTTAGACATGTCATTAGCATCATAAGTAATACCTTGAACAGAATGATGCTCATTTAAGGCATCAATGTATAATTTTATATTACTTTTATTGCATGATAAACCATAATTGCCAACAGTTGTATTTAAGTATTCCATACGGGATCTCTTTTTGAGTATACAACCCATAGCTGTCAAAGGTTGATGAGATGTGTTGTCAATGAATGAATTTGAAATTGATCTACATATTTTATTTGATAGTGTAA